ATAATGTTACAGAAAAGCTAGATCAATTAGAATACAAAAGAACAATGGAAGGGGAAAACGAAAAGAAGATGCTTGAAAGAGAAGCTGAAAGAGAAATTGACCTAGAAATTAAAAATGCACGAGACCAAAAATTATCTATTATCAGCCCAGAGTTTGCTGAATATGTACAAGAAAGAGTTCATAAAAAATTTGATGGAGTTCAATTATCTTTTATTAGCGAACAAATTGCTAAACAAACAGCTTCTGTGAACAGGTCAGATGAAGCTCTAGCCTCAGAATATATTTTAGAATTATCAAAAACTGACCCTGCTAAAGCATTAGAGACTTTGAAGGTAGCAACAGGAACTAATATCTCGTTTGATATGGCTTTACAGCTTGAATCAAAAATTGCAAAAACAAATGACAACTTGCAGTTAATTAGAAGCGAATCTGTTAGAGAGAATTTTAAAGATTTAGAGGACTCCCTAAAGAAAAATGAGTCATTTTTAGGAGTCTATGAGAAGGAAGATCAAATAAAAGATGCGTTAGTTGATGTTGAAGCAAGACATAAATCCAATGTTGTTAGGTTCTTGAGGACACTTCCAGCAAATATGCCCCAAGCGGAAGTAGAAATAGAGCTTAGTAAAGCTATGCCTCAAATTTATAAAGACACACAAAAAGAAGTTTTGGACGATTTAAAGTCTAAAACGCTGACTAAACAGCCGTCTCTTGAGGGTGTGAAAACAAACACAAGAGGTACTGGTGCAACCGACCCAGCCGTAAAAGTGGTTTCTGATGGTATTTTTGCAGAACTGAATCCTTGGTATTCAGCTAGAAACCCACTTGCCTTTGGTGCAATTCCAGATTCTCAAGATAAAACGGAAGCTAGAAAGATATTTTCTCGATTAGACCGAGTTGCACAAATTCAAAACAGAGAGGTGTTTGGAAAAAGCAATCCTACTCAAATTACAAATTTTAAGCCAGACGCAGAGAAAAAGGAACTTAAAGAACTCCAAGGATGGCTAAATAAAAAAGGAAAAACATATCTAACCACCTTGGGCAAGTATATTAAAGCTGGTGGGGCTGATACAGATTTTGGATTTTCACCTTTTTCTAAAGAAGTTAAAGAAAAGTACCAAGCTGACTATATTGAAGCTAAAAAGAGATTGGGTTTTTCTTTGCTTGAAGTCGCTAATGGGAAAACAACCGATGGCGTTGAATTTGACCCTAAAACCTTATCTATTGACGATACTTTATTTTTTCCTAATATGGAAACTTTAAGAAAGGCCACAGACGAATACAAACAGCGTTTAAATTCTGGACAGCCCCGTGGAGCAGAGTTGCTGTATCAAGATGTAATAAACGACCTTTATAATTTTAAATCTGAAGAAGAAGTAGAAGCATTTCAGTTAAATCAATTTATGAAAGCAAAGCAAGTATTTGGAGAATAAAATATGGCATATTCCTTTGATGAGCTACAAGCTTTAACAACTCCTGCTCCAGAACCTCAAAATAACTCTGTTGCTTTTGAGGCGATGCCTCCAACTGACGATCAAGAAGGCTTGTTGCCTACTGCTGGTCGCCTTGGAACTGCTGTGCTTCGTGGAGCAAGTAAAGGGATTAGCGAGGGGCTGTCTGTTGCATCGTTTGGTAAAATAGACGATCAATTTCTAAATGTTTTTGGAGAAAGCAAAACGGCTGGGGAAGAAGTTGCTGAAAGCATTGGAAACTTTGCTTCGGGCTTTCTTCCAGCTATCGGGATTGTGGGAAAAGTGGGAAAGGTTGCTAAAGCAATTAATGCTGGTTCAAAAGTAACCAAACTATTAAATAACAGGTTTGTTCAAACCAATTTGGCTAGTGCCATTACAGATTTTGCTTTTATTGATGAAAATACAAAGCGTTTAAGCAATATTGCTGAAGAACACGGAATCCCTTTTGCTGATATTCTAGCTCAAAGCGACACAGACGATGAGTTTGTATCTCGTTTGAAGTCGGTATCAGAAGGGCTTCTTATTGGAAATGCTGTGGATTTGCTTGCGGTCTCTGGGAAGGCGTTGTTTAAAGCCAACAAGCTAAAGCAATCTGGGGCGACCATAGACGAAATCCAACAAGCTCTTGCTACTGACCCTCAAATTTCTGCTACCGCTAAAGCCATTAAGGAAGCCAATGAAGCCGAAGGAACGGCTGGTTTGGTCTTTAAAGGCCGTCCAGACGATGTCCCTACTACCCCTAGTGGTGTTGCAGGAAGCCCTGTTGCATCTGGGGTGCAACCACTAGCAGACCCTAGCAAGCTCAAAACAGGTGCTAGACCCGACTTAGACTTGCGTGATAGTGCTTTAGATGTTCCACGGGGAACAGCTCCAGTAAGCAAAGGACAGCTTGTAAAGTTGTTTGCTACTTACGAAGCTAATGCTGGTAAACTGGCTTTAGAAGATATTGCAACCAACGCCCCCGAAGTTCTTACAAGCATCCGTAGTCTAAATTCAGCTAAAGATACTGAAAATTGGTTTGGTTCGTTTGTTAATGCTTTTTCTGATTATCTGGGAAGCAGGAAAGGTGGGGTTATTCCCGATGCAGTAAGGTCTGATAAGGCTTTGGAATACCTTAAAAACAGCTTAGATAAATCTGGTTTTGAAGGAATAGTTGAAGGTGCAAGAGCTTCTGCTCAATTTGCAAGCCAACTTCCTGTTCTTGCTAACTCCTATCAAATGGCTTTGTCCCTACTAAATGTAGCTACTAAAAGCTCTGTTGACACTTTCTTGTCTGAAATGGGTTCTTTTAGCGGTGTTGCTGGTAGAATTAAAAGCTTAACAGAAGCTCCTAAGTCTGTTGAAGGACTATTAAAGATGCTTGGGGTGCAGAAATCCCTTTCGGGCTATTTTAAACAGATCGGGACAGGAGCAGGTAGAACCTTGCGAGTAATGCGTAGGGCTTCTCAACAAGCCAGCCAAGCAGAAGGGGTTTCTAGGGCAGTTAATGAGATTCTTGGCCCATCGCTGGGTTCGTCAAATCAGCTAATTGGAAGCACGGCTCAAGAATTGCTGGGAGCAGTAAACTCAAAGGGAGGGTTAAAGCGTCTTGAGGAGCTTGCCCTCAAACTCAAGCTTGCTGGTAATGATGAAATTGCATTTTCAAAAATTGTCGATGCTCCAGCTAAAGGGTTGGACAGGCTTGCTACTTACACAATCAACGCCTTGTTGAGTCAGCCAAAAACTTTTGCAACCTTGCAGTTGGCTTCTAATTCTCTTACAGCCTTGTACCTTCCTGTGGAAAAATCTATTGGAGGCTTGTTAAAGGGCGACATAAAGCAAGCTAAGGATAATCTTCGTATCATTGGTTACTACACACGGCTTGCTGGAGAGGCGACTAAATGGACAATCAAATCTCTTAAAGCTGGTCAAAACTTTATTAATGCTTCAAGCGTTGTTGCTGAGCAGGTGGGCAAAAAAGAGATTCTTGGAGGAATTGATGGTGTTGAAAAGATGTCTCCTACTTTGGCACAAGCCTTTAGGGGTATTGATGTTCTTTTAACCAGCCCGACAAGATTTATGCAAGCGATTGACGAAGGCTTTAAACAGATTGAAGTTAGGTCGTTTGCTTCAGCTCATCTCCACGGAGAAGCTTTAGAAGCTGGATTGCGAACCCCACAAGAAATTGCAAAGTATGTCGATGAAGGTCTGGACAAGCTTATTACTCAAGATGGAGCTTTGAACAGCGAAATGGCAATTCGTGGGCAAGCACGAAAACAGGCAAAAGAACAGGGCTTAAACAAGTTTGATGCTTATGAGCTAGAAGAAAGAATGGTGGAGACTTGGCAACCAAGAATGACCAGACTTGAAAAACTTTCTGATGATTTTGCTAAAGAAGCTACTTTCACTAGACAAGGCGTGTTGGTTAAGAACGCTTCTGGTGGGTATGAAGTTGAAACAGGGATTACACAAGCCATTAGTTCTCTAGCTTCTCAATATCCCCTCATTCGTATTGCGGTTCTTCCGTTTGTAAACACGCCAATGAATGTGTTAAAAGCGGTAGGGCAACGGCTATTCCCTTCAATAACAACCCGTATTCCTGTTATAAAGGGGCTTCATAAACAGCTTATTGCTGATATTACTTCTGGAGACCCTATAAGAATGGCTTCAGCGGAAGGCCGAATTGCTATGGGTAATTTAATATCCACAACGGCTCTTATGGCTTCAGCCAGCGGAGTTATAACAGGGACAGGGCCAACCGATGAACAAGAAAGAAAGCTTCTTATGCAAACTGGATGGCAACCTCAAAGCATCCGTATTCCAACTCCAGAAGGAGACAAATATGTTTCTTACGCAAAGCTTGACCCGTTTGCGAGTTTCTTCGGTATAACAGCAGACTTCTTGGATGCTATGTCCAGAGCTGACGAAGCCAAGCGAGGAGAAGGATTTGAGCTGTTTGCACAAGCTATTACAATAGCGATGTCAGCTAATTTAGTTAATAAGAGTTATGTTGCATCATTAGACCAAGCTATTGATTTGTTGCAACAGCCAGATCGCTACGCAGAAAAGTATTTGCAGTCTAAAGTTTCAAGCCTAATTCCCGCTGGTCTAGGTGGATTAGCACCTATATTTAGAGATGAGGAAATGGTTGAAATACGCTCCATTAGCGATGCCATTATGTCCAAAATCCCAAATGGTAACGGACTTGAAGCAAAAAGAAACCTGCTTGGAGAAAAGGTAAGGCGTAATTCCCCTTCTTTGGTGGACTACTTTTTGCCTACGGCCTTATCAGAAGATAAGAACGATAAGGTTATTACAGAGCTTTCTAAGCTTCATCACGGCTTCCGCAATCCCAGCTCAAGAGTAAATGGTATTGAGCTTCTTGATTACAGGCTTCCTAATGGTCAAACGGGATACGACAGGTATATGGAACTTACTGGTATTGTTCGGGTAAATGGAAAAACTCTACGGCAATCTTTAGACAAGCTTATTTCAAGCAAGGCTTATCAAAAGCTACCAGATGAAAATTTGTTTGATGTTGATAAATCTCCTAGAATTAGTGAAATTAAGAAAGTTCTTAATGTATATCGTAAAAAAGCTAGGTTTGATTTACAAAACGAATTGCCAAAGCTTAAAACTCAATTTAGGGTTGTTGAGCAGTTAAAAGATGCAAGAGATTCTGGAAGAAGCGTAGAAGGTCTGATTCAGCAGTTAGAGGGGAGTTAAGTTTATGGCTTTTCCTGCTTATACAAACACATACGCTCTTTTTTCAAAAAACCCAGCTTTAGCAACTTGGTGGGGAACTCAATACACTGATTTTGTGATTACTTTTCGGAATTTTACTGCTCCTTTTTATCATTATCTTTATTTTAAGATTCCTGCTATTTCTAAATATGATGTTAAAATAGTTCTTAAAAAAATTAATTTATCTATTGCCACAAGTATTCCAACACCAGTTCAAGTAGAAGATTACGAAAGTATTCCAGATAAAGGAGACCTGTTGGGTGGATTTTTAACTGGAACATCTTTATATTATTCAGTTGTTCTTTCAGAGACTAGCGGATTTGATGCTTGGTCAGTTAGATTTTGGAATTTACCTTATACAATTTACACAAGTTATATTAATTCCACCATAAACCAAAATAAATATAATTTTGATATTTATGCAATAAGACAAACAACAGCTTCTAATATTGTTTTTACAGACGGGTCAGCACTTCAAGCCTCAGATTTGAATTTGTTTACTACACAAAGCCAATATATTGCTGAAGAAGCTGACCAGCATTTTTTATTTAGCTCCACACCTTCTGCTGATTTAGCGTTAAAATACGACAAAATTGGAGGTGCAATTAATGGAAATGTTTCTATAAACGGAACTCTTCAATCATCTGGTTTAATTACTGCTCAATCTGGAATTAACATTTCAAATCAAAAAATATCAAATTTAGCCACGCCAACTCAAAACAACGATGCTGTAACAAAAGAGTATGTAGATAATGCTGTTGGTTCTGGTGGAGTTTTTGAGGTGCTTAACGACTCTATTACGACAGCCAAGCTAGATAAAACAGCAAATAGTCAAGCTGTAACGACAGAGACTATAAAAGATGGGGCAGTAACAAATTCAAAAATTGATTCAGTAGATGGTACTAAAATTATAAATGGTACTATTAGTCCAGTTAAATTGGCAACTCCACTAAATTTAGGAAACGCACTATCAGAACAAAGCATTTATCGGAATGATGGCACTACTCCACTTGGAGAGTTTAACGATTTATTAAACACAAGAAGGCCAGTCACAACAAACTCAATAAGAACAAGTGCAATTACAACAGCTAAAATTGCAAGTGGAGCTATAACAACTGATAAACTAAATCAAACCGCAGGTTCACAGGCTGTAACAACAGAGGCCATAAGAGATTTAGCAGTAACAAATAGTAAAATTGCAAATGGAACAATCGGCTCTGAAAAACTAAATCCAAATTTTACTTTTAACGGAGCTACTGGAACATTTCAGAATTTAACTGCAACAAATTTTACTTTTAGTCCTACAAATTTTGTTGTTAATCAAGACTGGTCAATTATTGCTAACTCTCCAATTAACCATCTTGGAGTCGTGACAGATGCTTATATGGGTTTAAGAAGGAACGCTGACGGCACAACTGCGTTTTCAATATATCCTTACACTTCAGGAGAGTCTGGACTATATACAAATTCTATTGTTCAATTAAAAGAGTTTCAAAGCACAAGTGCAGATAGCTGGATGGCAAGAAAATCTTGGAAAGCAATTAAATTTAATTGGCTGAGTGTAGCAACAATACAAAATTTTTCGTTAACTGCTTCTAGCGGTAAAATTACATTTGACGCTTATTCAAACAATCAATTAAGTGGGGTTTGGCATATTAAAGGATTTGTTAATTCGTTTGTTAGACCCGAAACTAGCAGTAGCCAATTACATCGATTAACTATTGCTTTAAGACAGAGTTGCACAGATTTTTTTGGAAATGCCCAACAAACTCAAATTAACGAAGTTGCCCCACCTCAAAACGGGGTTTTTTTCACTTCAACCGAATTTAGTAGCGTCAAGGGAGATGTGCAAGAAATGTATGGAAATGCTAGGAATGTTACAAATAACATAGATGGATTTTTTGAAGTAGTTCCAAATAGAGTTAATAATTTTTATTTAAAATATTGGCTTGATTATGGGTCAGATGGCGTATCTCAAACTTTAGTTAGAGCACCCTCCCCATTCTCTACTGATATACCTTCAGATAACAGCTCTGTTGACTCCACCAATACAAATCAAGGATACTATTACCCAAGTTCTCAAATAACTTTAACAAAAGTTAATCTAACTACTACCCAAATAAACACTCAAAGCATTAATTCTTCTATTGCTTCCAGCAGTAATTTAACCAAAGGAAAACGAAACTCGTGACACAGCAACTTCACAGAAACATAGGCCGTATTGAAGGCAAGATTGATGCTATTTTGGAAAACCAAAGTGAGTTTAAGGCTAATTTTAACAAGCACGATGAACGCTTAAAGCATCTTGAAAATCATCAAATGAAAACTTTAGGAGCTTTTGGAGTTATTATTTTTGTCTTTAATCGTATATGGGATTTTGTAAAAGATAAGCTTCATTCGTGAACTCATTAGAAGAAACACTTAAAACGCTTCACAAAGAGCTTGCCGAGGAGTTCTTGAGTAGGGTTCGTAGCGGGGAAGCCAGCCCTGCCGACCTAAATTCAGCCCGTCAGTTTTTAAGAGATAACGGCATTGACTCCTTGACTCTTAAGGGTTCGCCCCTTATGAAACTGGCTATTGCCTTGCCTTTTGATGAAGCATTACCGCAACCCCAGCCACCTTTTAGCTTGCCTCAAATTGAGGTAAAAGGAACAATGGTAAAAACCGATGAGAGACTACAAGAAAGAATACCAAAACTACCAAGGTAGGCCAGAGCAAATCAAGAACCGCACGGCTCGCAATAGAGCTAGAAGGTTGATGATTAAAAAGCACGGCAAGGCTAAGTTGCGGGGTAAGGATGTTGACCATAAAGACAGCAATCCACGCAACAACGGCTATTCCAATTTGCGGATTATGAGCAAAAGTAAAAACCGAGCCAGACTCCACGATTGAGCTTAGACCCACGCCTTGCTGATTTTAGAAATTTTCTGTTCCTTGCTTGGCAACATCTGGGCTTACCAGAGCCAACTAAGGTGCAGTATCAGATTGCAACCTACCTGCAACACGGGCCAAAGCGTTGTGTAATACAAGCCTTTCGTGGGTGTGGTAAAAGCTATGTATCGGCTGGGTATGTGCTTTGGAGGCTGTTGCTTGACCCCAAGCTAAACTTCCTAGTTATCTCAGCCAGCAAAAGCAGATCAGACGACTTCTCTACTTTTTGTTTAAGGCTTCTTAACGATATGCCTTTGCTGGAGCATTTGAAACCTGCGGAAAACCAAAGGTGTTCTAAAGTATCGTTTGATGTCAATGGCTCTCCTGCCAGCCAAGCCCCTAGCGTTAAGAGCTTGGGGATTACAGGGCAGATAACAGGTAGCCGTGCTGATGTAATCATCGCAGACGATGTGGAGGTATTAAACAACTCTGCTACTGAAGGTATGAGACAGAAACTTGCTGAAACAATTAAAGAATTTGATTCCGTAGTAAAGCCTTTGGAAACCAGTAAAATTATTTATTTAGGCACACCGCAGAGTTACAATAGCATTTACAGGCTTCTTCCAGAACGGGGCTTTAAGACCTGTATTTGGCCTAGCCGTTTCCCCAACGAAAGAGAACGACAGGCTTATGGAGATACCTTCTCGCTAGAACTAGCAAATGAGATTTCTCAAAACCCAACTTTAATTGGACAACCTACCGACCCCCAAAGGTTTAGTGAAGCCGACTTATTAGAGCGTGAAGCCAGTTATGGAAGGTCTGGGTTTGCTTTGCAGTTCCAGCTTAACACAAGCTTGTCAGACCAAAACAGGTATCCTTTAAAACTTGCAGATTTAATTGTACTAAACCTCAATCCCGATGTTGGCCCTCAAAAAGCCGTATGGTCATCCAGCCCCGAATTGTGTTGCAACGAGCTACCCAATGTAGGCTTAAACGGAGACAGGTTTTACCGCCCTATGAGCATTGTAGAGCCTTGGATTAAATATGATGGGTGCGTAATGGCAATAGACCCCTCTGGTAAAGGACGAGACGAAACAGCTTATGCGGTTGTAAAGATGCTGAATGGGCAGTTGTTTTTAGCAGAAAGCGGAGGATTATCCGAAGGCTACACTCCAAAAAGTTTAAGCACTCTTGCCGATGTTGCAAAACGGCACGGAGTCAATCATACCATTATAGAAGAAAACTTTGGTGGTGGAATGTTTACCAGCCTTATCAAGCCTGTGTTTGCCAAAGTGCATCCTTGCCAAATTGAAGAAGTTCGCCACAGCAAACAAAAAGAAGCCCGAATCATTGATGTTCTTGAGCCTGTTTTTTCTAGTCACAAGTTCATTGTCGATGCCGAAGTAATCCGAAAAGACTACCAAGAAGCTGATGCAAGAGGTTTGGATACTTATTTAAAATACAGCTTGTTTTATCAAATGAGTCGCATCACTCGTGATCGAGGAGCATTAAGCAACGATGACAGGCTAGATGCGTTAGCTATGGCTGTGCAGTATTGGGTTGAGCAAATGGGCAAAGACATTGACTTG